CCAATAGGAGACACAATGTCTGATGCCGTTGACAAGGCCCTTGACACCATCACCGAGGCCGAAGCCCTGCCCTTCATCACTGAACTTCGATCCGACCTCGCCACGGCCAACGCCGCCCTGGTGACGGCCCAGGCCGCGCTGTCGGATGCCAACCAGTCCATCGCCACATCGGATGCCAAGGTCGCCTCCCTGACGGCATCCTTGGCCACGGCAGAGGCATCCCTGACTGCTGCGCAGGCGGAACTGGACTCTGCCAGCCACGAGACGGTGGTATCGGTCCCAGCAAAGATCCAGGTCATCCTGCACCAGATGAACGGCAACCGCCTGCTCACCACCTTGTCCACGGACGCTCCCGAGTCCGGGACCCTGACTGTTCATGTGAGCTAGCCATATCCCTTCCCGCCTTCCCGACCGGCCGTTGCCGGCACCACACCCGGGACAATCCTAGAAACCACGAGGTTAACGGTTTCTATGAGTTGTGCTGAAACCCGGTTCCCAAAGGGCACACCGTCTAGACGGGGTGGTGGTGGGGCGGGACTTTTTTGTTGCATAGACATGTTGAGGCTGTAACCTAATCTAGAAGGAGACAAATATGCCGATCCCGAGAGCCCCCGGAACCGCACCACTCTTCGATAGCGTCCCACAGGTGGAGATGGTATCCATCAGCCGAGACCGATACGACTCCTTCATGCGTCTGGTGGTGACCAACGCTGAGTTGGAGGCCGAGATCGACCGACTCAGCTCGGAAATCAGCCGCCTGTCTAGGAAGACACCTAGTCGCCCTGTGGACGACGACGAGTTCCTGGCGGGGGCAATCTGATGCAGGTTGTTCTAGATGCCCAATGCTGGGGGGGGGCTCTTGCTGGACTTCCCCAGTATGACGTGCGGGTGTTCCTGGCCCTAGTGTTCATGGCGAGGGGTTCCTACACTGTCGCGTTCAAGAACGAGCAACTGATATCCAAGTCTGGCGTGTGCAAGTCACTGGTCCAAAGGGCCATCTGGGACATGAACAAGCGCGGGATGCTGAAGGTGATCCAGCGCGTTGGAGGGAACTACAACCGCACCATCATTGACCTGTCTCCTGATTGGGTGGAATTCCATGGGTAAGCGGAGAGACTCAGACATCCCGGTTGATCCTGCCATCGAGGATGCCAGGGTGATGGCAAGCCGAGTCCCGTTGACGCTGGTTGACGCGATGGAGACGTTCTTCACTGAGAACCCGAGCTTGGGCGTGGGTGATCTCCGGGCGGACATCACCCTGGAAGCTTTGCAGCGCACCGAACACCAGGACCACTGGACGATATGCGGGCGGAAACTGGACCGCGCCTCTGTTATGGAAACCATCTTGGACCTGACGGCCCGGGGGTACTCGATCCCAGCCATCCTCCAGCAGCCTGGGATGCCGAAGCCTCGTACCTACATGGCTTGGGTAAATGACTACAAGGTTTTCGCGGACATGATGGCGGTGGCCGAGCAGATGCGGGCCATCATCCTTGCCGAGCAGGCATTGAATATCGTGGACCTCCCGGACCCAGACGGTAGCCAGACTTTTAAGCATAAAATCCAGTCAGACCTTCGCGTTCGTCTAGCTGAAATATTCAATCCAAAGAAATACGGCAAGAAGCAGGTCATTGACATCAACCGCCACGATGACGCCAACCCGGCCGAGATGTGGAGCCGGTTCATCAGCGTCCTGAGCGTCTACAAGCAAATGATCTTCGACAAGACGGGGATCAAGGTCATCATGCCTGGGGAGAGTGAGGACATGGTGGCTACGGCAGACGCCGAAGTGGTTCCCGAGGAAGAAGAGATGGAAGCCATTGGGATGGAAGGCGCTACCGATCCGACGACGCCCACGAACTACGATGATATGCTCACGTTCGATGACCTTCCAAAGGAGTAGCCAATGCCCATCGCCCCAATCTCACACCTGACCATCCTCCAGAACGTGGAGGCATCCCTTGAGGACCCCGGGGAGAAGTTGACGGAGCAGACCAAGGCGGTTGTCACGGAACTGTGTGACGCCTTCAATGCGAAACTCGTGGCCCTTGAGCACAAGATTGTCCGGAGGGGTTGAGATGCCGCTGTATTCGAGGAAGTGTGTCCTGTGCGCAAAGACGGAAGAAGTCATCCTGCCCGTGTCCCAGATGGACACCCCGGGGGTTTGCCCCTGCTGCGGTGAGACGATGAAGCGGGTGGAGTTCCCGGGATGCTCCGTCTACATCGAACCCGTCAGGGAGATGTGGGAGTAGGGATGCCGAAACATAATGACCTCGTAGGGCTTGTCCAGGGTCTCAATGATTTTTCAACCCTGGTAGAGCAGGAAGCCGCTACGGCGTTCGTGGATATCTGGACGAGGCGTCCCCCCAATAAACCCCAACTCGCCTTCTGGGAGTCGAAGCGGCACATCAAGGCCATCTCTGGGGCCAATCAGTGTCTTCGCGGAGACGCCGCCGTCCTGATGTGGTGCGGGGATGAGAAACGGATCGACTGTATCGAAGTCGGTGATGAAGTGGTGGCGTTCGACTTCACCACGGGCGAGTTTGTCCAGAGCCAAGTCAAGGCCATCTTCACCAATCCGGGTCGCATCCTGCACCGATTCAAGCACTCTCAGGGCTGGCTGGAGTGCAGCCAGAAGCACAAGGCGGCCGTGCAATACCCCTCCGGCCGCATCGCCCTAGTTAGGGTCATGCGGGCCGTGAAGCACCAGCTTCCGGTGTGGGTGGACAAGGAAGGCCATGCGGAACTGTCCGAGCTGACCTACGAGGGGAAGATTGGCTACGAGCCTACCTGGGACATCAACATCGACCACCATGACCACGCCTTCGTGTGTAATAATATTGTAGTTTCCAACTCGGGAAAGGCTCTCCCGAATAATGAATTAGTTCTTACCCCAAGTGGGTATGTTGAAATGGGATCCATTAAACAGGGTGACGTTGTTTGCACTCCATCTGGTGGTGCAGAAAAGGTGACTGGTGTTTACCCACAAGGGGTTAGAGAGGTGTGGGAAATAACATTTAATGATGGTACAGTGTGCAGAAGCGACTTGGACCACCTATGGAAAGTCAAAGCATTAAATCCACGCAAGGCGAAGAGAGAAAATGGGTGGGTAGTTAAGACTCTAAGAGAAATAATCCTTCCGGGTGGTATTAACCCATCAAATTATTTCACTTATGGCGTACCAAAATCTTTCGCAGAGTTTTCTAGTGAGGAAAACCTACCAATGGACGCATATGCCCTTGGTCTATTGATTGGCGATGGAGGGATGACCACAAGATCAGTATGTTTCACATCAAAAGATCCTGAATTGGTGGAATATCTCAGAGAAAACCTTCCTATATCAAAGATGACAAGGCACGGTGATATTGGGTTCTATTTGACGAATGGAGAATATGGGAGATGGATGAAAAACGAGGTCATGGAGGCGCTTAAGGGAATGGGACTGATGGGACAAAATTCAAAGACTACATTTGTTCCAGAAATCTATAAATATGCGCCAAGAGAAGATCGTATTGCAATAATCCAGGGTCTCATGGATTCAGATGGGACTGTGGATAAGGGGGGACAAGCCAGTTTCACATCAACAAGCGTGAGATTAGCCAACGATGTTGCATGGATACTAAGAAGCCTTGGTGAACGTTGCACCTTGACCTATAAACTCAAACACTGCGTCCATCCAGATGGTCATAGGACGCCATGCGACTCCTGGGATATTTACATCGGCAAATCCACCTTGCCCCTTTTCCGCCTACAGCGAAAGATAGACAGGCTAAAGGCCCCTACCAGGGGGAAGCCACGTTTGATGGTTGGGTTCAAGGAAGTTGATCCAGCAGAATGCACCTGTATCACCATCACCGGTGACGAAAAGTTGTTCATGACCCGAGACTTCATCCCTACCCACAACTCGCTCGCTGCGGCCGTAAACATTGCTTGGGATGCCACGGGCATCTACCCGGAGTGGTATCGGGGCCCGCGCACAGTCCGAGGCATCAACGCTTGGGTGGTCGGTGAAACTACCGAGTTGACCCGAGACTCGGCCCAGAAAAAGTTGTTTGGACCCAACATCGACAAGCCCGGGTGGACGGACAAGCCGGGTGACGAGGCCCTGATCAACTCGAAATACATCATCGACAAGCCGACTCGTAAGTCTGTTTCCGGTGCCATTGACATGGTTCGGGTGAAGCACGTCCCGAGCGACACAACGTCCCTGATTGCCTTCAAGTCGCACGGCATGGAGACAGGGGCCCTCGCCTCCTGGACTGGTGATAGGGCGTGGATCGATGAGGAATGCCCGTTGGAGATCCTGGACGAGATCCAGGCCCGCATGTCCACCACCAACGGCTACATCTACTGCTCGTATTGCCCACAGCACGGCCGGACTCCCTTCGTGAAATCCATGGAGGAAGAAGGCCCGGACGTGTTCCTAGCCTACATGACCTACGATGACATCAACCACATCTCAGAAGAGGTGAAGGCCCGCAACATTCGCCGCTGGTCGCATGATCCGGCGATGCTCGCAGCCAGAACCCAGGGTCATGCGACCTCGAATTCTGGTCTTATCTTCCCGTTCCCTACCAAGGACATCCTTTACGACCCTGCATTGATCTCCATCGGTAAGCGGTGGAAGTTTTTGGGGGGTATGGATGTGGGCTGGACCCATCCTACGGCTGCCGTAGGGCTCGCTCTGGACCCCATGGCCGATGTTGTCTACTGCTATGTGGACTACGAACAGGACCGCCGTCCTCCGGTTTACCACTACGGCGAGCTGGACCGCTGGGGGCGGTCGATGACGTTCATGATCGACCCTGCTTCTGACCAGGTTGCCCAGAAAGACGGCGAAAAGATCCTTGAGGAATACTGGACTCTTGCCCATGGTGCAGGTTGGGAGAACATCGACGAAGATAAACGTAAGTTTATCAAGGCAGACAACTCATTTTTGACTGGGATGGGGAACCTGTGGCACAGATTTAGCACTAACCGCCTATTTATTAGCAAGAATTTAAAAAAGTTGATTGACCAATACGCAAATTACGAGTGGAACAAGAAGGGCGATGGCCCGATGGAGGAAACTCCGAGCCGGAAATACGATATCATCACGAGTTTGCGCTATGGAGTTGGTGGTATTAACCAGTATTCTCATATTCTGAACGACTTCCCCCCTTGGATGACGGCTGAATCGTTCGAGGAACCGATTGAGATCAAGGAGTGGTCGAAATTCCGTGCTGGTGGATCCCCACCGATCACTGACCAGTTCGGTCACACCTACTGATTACTATTGTTATCAGTATTGTTGAACAACATCCTGGATGGTGAACGGCCGAGTGGGCACAGGCCCCCATTTCCAGGGAGCCAATGAAAAAACATCCTGGCGTGGAGCCACGGTGTCGTAAGCACTCATCCCGGCGACTCAAACGAGGCCCGGTCAGCTGTAACCTCTCGTCGCTATGCCCAAAAAGCCTGGCGGTTTCCCCTCTGCCGGGATGATGACTCGGGGGATTCGTGTGGGTAGTTGGTCCAAGGCCACACGCCGGGATGGCAATTACCCCGGAATCGGAATTGTATTCTCTGGAAGGGATGCTAAGACGGGGTATGCCGCTCAAATTGCCCTACGCATTGCCCGCTGAGAAGTTTCGGGGTGCGTTCCAACTACAAGTGTAGGTTGATGGGGTGATGACGCAACAAAAAAATCCCCCGCTTCTCAGTTCGGGGGACCCGACAGTGGCGGCGCTTGGCACGGCGACCATCTCAAAAGGAAGTATACCTCCATGTGGCAACCGCGCAAGAGGTAAAATTTAGTCTATGACTAAAAAGTAGTCATGTGTAAAAAGTAGTCATGTGTAAAAAGTACCGTTATGGATAAAAAGTATACACCCTGCTATGATGAGCCCTGGGAGAGTGGCTGTGGCTTATCCATCGGGTGTGGGATTGGGGTCAATGGCTGCGGCAAGGATGCCGAGCGCCCCGCAGGGCGGCGGGCTCATGTCCCTTCAGCCTCCCATGTCTGGCCCGAACAGCGCCCCGCCCGACGACAAGCCGATTGGAGAAGTGGCGCACGACAACCTGGACGAGGTTGAAGGCGCTAGCAAGCTCATCGGCAAGTTCGAGAACGAGATTCAGCTTTCCGATGACGCCCGCCGGGACAAAGAGTGGGCGTGGTGCAAGATCGAAAAGTATCTGCGCGGCAAGGATGTGAATGAGCCCCGCGAAGGCTACGAAGAGTCCACATTCTTCTACCGGCGTCTTCCTCGCATCGTCCAGATTGGACGTGCCAAGCTCTACAAGCAGGTCTGCCCCCTCCAGGGCCGTCCTTGGGAGATCAAGCCGAGCCCCCGACGCCGGACCCAGATGGACCCGAAGGAAGAAGAACGGCGCGTGTCTCGTCTGCGGGAAGAATTCGAGGACATTCACGAAGCCATGGAGTTGGAAAACTGCATGGACGAGATGTGTACCCAACTTTCCTCGCTAGGCAGTTCCGTGGTGATTGGACCGACCCAGCTCCGCCAGCCAGCGCTCCGGTGGAATGATGGCGACGAGGAGATCGACAAGGAAGACGTGCGCAAGCCGATGTGGGAGTTCATCGACCCGAAGCGGGTCTACCCGGACCCCAACACCCGGTTCCAACAGGGCCTGGAATACGTCCATGTCCACCACGTCATGTCTGCCCACCAGATCCGGAGTCTTCAGGACGATCCGACCTTCATCAACAGCGAACTGGCCGACCTGATCATCGACATGCCGGACGGCAACTGGGCCGGTAACCTCCGGAGATGGGAAATCTTCCCGTTCCCGACGAACATCAGCAATGCGATGCTGAATCGCTACATCGTGTGGCGGCGCATTGGTGTTCTGAACTGCCAGGCGATGGAAGACCTGGGCGAAGACATCCAGTCCCACATTAAAGAACTGGAGATCACCAACGACGAAGGTGTCGTCATTGGGCATCGGGACTTCAAGGGCCTCGACAAGGCCCAGAAGAACGCTCTGATAGACGGTATTTGGGAAATCTGGTGGTGCGGGAACCATATTCTGAAGGTGTCCAAGCGCAAGTTCCAGCCCAAACGGATGTACGTCCACTTCATTCCATTCCGGGTTGACCCGGGCAGCATCTTTGGCGTCGGGGCCGGTGAGTCTGGCCTTGAAGTCTGCGAGATGCTGATCAACATCTGCCGTTCGATTGACGATGCTTTGGCCGATACCTCTGGGTTCCAGGCGATGATCGACGCAGGGGCCATCGAGAATAAGGACCTGACCATCCGTGGCCGCAAGACGTGGCTCTGGCGGGACAAGGGCGTGGGCAAGAAAATTGGGGCTACCGGGAAGCCGATTGAACTGTTCACCGTCCCGTCCAACCTGGACAAGCTTCTGGAGTGCGCCAAGTATTTTGAGTCTCTGATCCCGGTGGTGACCGGCTTTACCGAGAATGCGGATGGCAAGGCGCTTGGATCCGGTGTCCGCACGGACGATATGCTAGAGCGGATCTGGGAGTCCCTGGAAGAATTCATCAAGGACGTGGTGGGGAATGTGGACCGTTATTGGTGGAAGCCGCACCTCCGGGACTGCTACCACTGGATCAAGACATACTACGAGAACAAGGACGAGTTCATGGTCGAAGCCGACCTTCAGGTCCAGGGCGTCAAGGGCGCTCTGCGGCGCGAGATTGTCGGCCGGAAGGCCAAGGAACTATTCAAGGATCTGCACCAATACGGTCTTCCCAAGTGGATGGATGAAGTGGAGTTCCTAAAGGCCATATCCGAAGGGATGGGCCTGGACCAGGAACTTGCCGTCAAGACGGTGGACCAGTATGTGGAGGCCATGAAACTTGAACTTCAGCAGAAGATACTGAACGATGCACCGGCCAACGCTCAAAAGGACAAGGAGCGGGCCCATGCTTCTGCTTTGGACACCATGGCTGAGATTTTCAAGGCCGGCATGACACAGGGTAAGGACGGTCTGCCGCCCCCCATCGTCATCCCTGCGGCCGAGCAGATGTTCAAGCTCACCGGGAAGATGGACGAGAAGACCATCGCGGCATTCGCTGTCTGGTCCACGATGCTATCCCAGCAATACCTTGCGGCGGCATCGGCTACGGCCGAGCAGGCCAAGGTTCTGAGCAGCCCCGTTCCGATTGATGGGCCGAACGAGTTGACCCCCGCCGCCAAACAGGCCCAGCAGCAGGCCCAGCAGCCACCACAAGGCGTTCCGCAACCTCAGCCTGCCCAACCACCCCAGGGGATGCAGTCATGAGCAGCCAGCGCGATATTTTCGAGGCCAGGATCAAGTCGCTGATGCCAGAGGTGGCTGAAGCGAATGAGCCAATGTCTGAGAAGTCCGATCTCTTGGCCAGAGACTTCCTGGATAAGTTCGGGATCACCCACGAGCAGGCATCGAGTCTGTTCCGGGACGGCAGCACCTTCCGGACGATGATCGAGCACATGTACCAGGACACGGTGGACCTCCTGCGGGACTGTGACATCACCACGGAAGGCCATGCGATTCAGGCCCAGGCCCAATTGCTCAACCTATTCCTGTATATCCCAATCGAGATCGAAGAAATCAACGCTGCCCCAACACTGGGTCGTCAGCATTCCGCTGATCCCCAGGGGCCAGGAGCATGACATGGCCGCACCGCAAGTGATCAACCCCCACAAGAAGGACTACAAAGCCCCCAAGCTTTCCCTGAATGACCAGGCAGCTCTGGACAAGCTCCATGAGACGCTGGGTATTCAGGTTGACCCGAATACCGGTGAACTGAGTTCCAGTTCCGGGTTCCAGGTCAGTGTGGACGCCGATGGCAAAGCCACGGTGTTCAAGGACGAAGCAGTTCAAGGAAGCAGTTTTGAAGGTGACACGGATCCCCTGGGCGGAGAAGAAACCGGCTTTGGCTCTACTCTCCTTCAGACTGAGCATGAAGTGGTCGTCAACCCCTATGAGCGCGACAAGGTTGAGACTGGCGACGAGGCCCTTCCCCCGGAGGAATCCGAGGCAGAGCCCGAGCCGGAACCTGAACCCCAGCCCAAGCCCAAGGGACTCGACAAGCGGGAATCCGACGCCCGCAAAGCACAGTCGGAGATGATGAAGACGAAGACCAGCCTGGATAGGACTAAGCTGGAGGTGGAATCCAAGATCGCGGAGTTCCAGGATCTCATTCAGCAGGCAGAAGTGCTCAAGGCAACGGGGTCGGCTTTCGCCCCCCCGGACCTGAACCCTGCCGATGAAGCGACGATCCAAACTTACCGCGAGGACTTCCCCGAAGCCGTTTCCGTCATGGAAGCCCTGGTCGCCCCGGTTTACGCCGCGCTTGGCCAGATCAGGGAACAAACCAACGCAACCGCGCAGCGTGTGGGCGAGCATTTCGCCAAACAGCGTAGCGAAGCGGTGCAGGCCGAGATTTACAAAGTGGTTCCGGCCGCCAAGCTTGAGCAGATCAAATCCAGCCCTGAGTTCCTGGACTGGATCACCGCTCTGCCCAAGAAGAAGCAGAACTACATTTTCGCTGCCATGGACGGTCCTGCCAGCACTCTTGATCCGAACGATGTGATCGAAGTGCTGAACGATTTTTCCAGGGCCACCGGGACCAGCATCGGGCTCAACGCCCAGGCTGCGCCGGCCCCGAAGCGAGAACAGCGTCCTGCCATGGACACGGTGCCGAATCTGCGCACCGGTTCCGCTCTCCCGGATGTCCCTCGGGCACCCCGGAGCAACCAACCGACTCCGTTCACTCCGGAAGAAATGGCCCAGCCAGGGTTCCTCAAAGAGGGGCTTTCTGAAGGGTCGCTGGAGCAGCGGAATCTCTTCCGCCAACGACTTGAACTGACCCAAAGTCTCAACTTCAACGGGCGCACCGCGTCCGCGTTGATGCGGGCCTAGTTCCTTTGAACAAAGGAATTCATCATGGCTATTACCCGTGTTGTCCCTACCCAGAACACCGGCATTCCTGCCGCCTCCCAGGCGCTCCTCATTGAGGAGATCGTCGAAGGTCTGACCATGGACGTGATGCGCCGGGAATCGTATCTCGGCAAGATCGCCAACACTGAAGCTCTGAAGAAGCTCGAACAGTTCGGTGATCAGATCACCTTCCGCGTGCTGAACCCTCCTCCGATCCAGCCGTACTACGCCAATATGGACCTGGTTCCGACCGTCACCACCGGGACCAACTTCACGGTCCAGGTCAACAACGCCTTCTACGCCTACCCCACCCTGGACATCGTGGACATCAAGGAAATCAACCTCCCGCTGATGTCCCAGATCGCCCGGATGATGGCCGACGCGATGGCCGAGAACGAATACCTGGTGGTCGTGGCTGGCCTCATCACCACGGTCTACGGCGCCCCCACGATGGTCTATGAGGGCCAGGTCCCGGGCACCGTTGCCTACAACCCGGCTGTGCCGACCTACGTGTCCAGCACTGATCGGACCGACCCGGACTACATCATCAATCAGTTCCTCGCCGCCCGGAAGGCTTACAACCAGATGGGTATCCCCCGCAAGGGCCGGTATGCGATGGTCAACTCGGACGTGGAGCAGATCCTGCTCCAGAGCGACCAGTTCACCTACCAGATCAACGGCGAGCGCAACGCCAAGATGATCGAGGACGGCGACTTCTCCATGCGCGTGGCCGGGTTCGACATCATCGTCACCGATGCCATCCCCACCGCGACCTACGGTGGCGTCTCCAATATCTGCCAGGGCGTCCTTGGCCATGTGAATGGTCTCGGCTTCGTCCGCCAGATCATGGAAACGGACATCAACTTCAAGATGCAGACCAAGGCCGGGCGTGCTTGCCGGACCTTCGATGTGTTCGGCTACGGGCTGTCCGATAGCCGTTACATGGGCGCCTTCCCCCTGAAGGTTGCCTAGCCTTTCCTGCGGTCGCCAGGGGGGGGGATAGCCTTCCCCCCGGTCCCGCCCTTTCAAGAGGTTTCACATGGCACTCAAAGACGGAATGGAAGACCACCGGGAAGAAGCGCGGAAGGCAGTCGCCATCCGATACGATCCCTTCCCCTCTGGCCGGCGCGCCCCGGACATGATCCGGTCGAGCGGCGTGTCCGAGGAACAGTGGGTGTGGATGGTCCACCGGGCGATCACGGCCCCTGACATCCATTGCCGGCTGATCATGGCCGACAGTGAGGAAGGCAAGGCGATCATCAACGGGACCGACCTTTCCAACATCACCAACGAATTCCTGCTCGGTCTGGATCCCCCGGACGACGATACCAAACTCCGGGACATGGCCAAGCGGTTCAAGCTGGACGTGAAGCCCGGCACCAAGAAGAAGGTGACTGTTCTCCGGATCCTCACCGAGATTGAGAAGGGGGCCAAACCCTCCGAACCTGTCGCGGCCATTTAGCGGGGCAACACCATGACCCAGTATGCCTACATCCGTGACCGGATCGAGCCGTTCCGCGACGACCTCAAACCTCGTGTGGCGCAACTCTCGTATCAGGTCGCGTGTAGGCAGGTGGCTCTGGAAACCCTCGCTCTACGAGAATTTGTCGAGTTCACGATTCCGGCGGGGACTATCTCCCAACCGATCTACGACCCTACTTACGAGAGAGAGGCAATCTACATCTTTAGGGCGAAAATCAGCGGCCATCGGCATGACCTCCCGCTCTACAACCAAGACGCGCTGGAGGATCTTTACCACAATATAACCCCTTTCGAGGGGACGATTGCAGCCTATACCACTGACCAGGGCCAGTTCTGGCCCAATCGCCCACCCGCATCAGACACCCAGGTCATCGCAGACGTTGCCTATAAACCAATCGGCGACTTCGATGAAGTCGGATTCGGGCCTGAATTCGAGGATGCCATTGTTCACGGTGCCCTCGCTCATTACCTCGCCCTGCCGGGTTCCGGACAAGACAAGTCCGAGGCCCGGCGGCTTGAGACACAGTTCATTACCGAGTGCAGTTCGCTCCGTGGTGCTAATCTGGTTGGAGACGCAGGCTACAAACGCGCCTCTACTGCCCCAAGGCGGCACTATTTCGGTCAGGGTTTCCACTCCAACATGCTGAGGTATTAACCATGGCAACCAAGCCCAAACAAAAAGACACTGGGAAGAAGGCACTCACTTCGTTCGCCATTAAGGAAGGGAAGAAGACGACTGAGAACATGTATCGTCCAAGCAACCTTGGGAAGTATGCGACCAAGGCATCTTCGGCGAAGGCAGCAAAGGATGCGAGGGAGGACGCTCGGGAAACAATGCGGGAGGAGAACCGGGCTAAGGGGACGGGGAAGAAACCAGTCAATAAGAAATCGAAGAAGGGTTAGCTATGGCAAAGGGCCGGTCCATCCTGGTGGTTTCCCACTTTGGCGGGGTCGGAGAATTGTGCAAACGGTTCCTTGGCGAAGGGAACCGAGTCCGCTATTGCATCAAGGACAAGCCCAGCCAGGACATCAACGATGGCCTGATCCAGAAGGTGAAGCACTGGGAACCCTATGTGGCGGAATCGGACCTGATAGTTTTCGACGACACGAATTTCGGCAAGGTGGCCGATGAACTGCGGTCCCAAGGCAAGGCGGTCGTCGGGCCCTGCCCCTACTCCGACAAGCTGGAGATGGACCGTGGCTTCGGGTCAGAGGAGATGAAGAAGGCTGGGATGACGGTGATCCCGGACTGGAACTTCACTTCGTTCGATGAGGCCATTGCCTTCGTGAAGCAGAACCCGGGGCGCTACGTGGCGAAGCCAAGCGGCAAGGCCCAGGATGAGAAGGCCCTGACCTATGTGGGCAAAGCCGATGATGGGTCTGATGTGCTTGCCATCCTGGAGAACTACAAAAAGAAGTGGGGCAAAAAGATCCACGAGATTCAGCTTCAGCAGTTCGTGAAGGGCGTGGAAATCGCGGTGACTGGATTCTTCAACGGAGAGAAGTTCATCCAGCCCATTTGGCTCAATTCTGAGTACAAGAAGTTCCTAAACGGTGATCTTGGCCCAAATTGTGGAGAAAGCGGAACAACTTCATCGTGGGTTCGAGGTGGTCGTCTCTATGAGGAAACCCTGGCCAAGATGGAAGATCCTCTCCGGGCGGCGGGCTATCATGGCCCGTTTGATGTCAACCTGATCGTTACTAAGGAGGCGGCCTATCCTTTGGAATTTACTCCGAGGCCCGGTTTTCCATCTATTTGGATTCAGATGGAAAGCATCAAGTCCAACCTGGGTGATTTCTTCGATGCGCTCGGGAACGGGAACAAGTTCAACCTCCAGGTGGAATCCGGTTTTCAGATGTGCGTGGTCTGCACCGTGGCCCCATATCCGTTTGAGGACCCCGAAGGGTTTAAGAAGTATGCCGAAGGGCGGAAACTGGAATTCAAAGATCCGACCCTCAGTGGCATCTACCTCTCGGATGTGAAGCTGGTCGGTAACGAATGGGTCCTGGCCGGGAACAGTGGGTATGCTGTGATCTGCGTCGGGCTTGGGCAGACTATGGAGGAAGCCAAGGAGAACGTCTACGAACGGGTCAAGTCCGTGAGTATCCCGGACATGGCCTATCGGACTGACATCGGACATCATTGGAGCAACGACCGCGACAAACTCCAGGCGTGGGGCTGGCTGTGAACCTTTCCACCCTGACCGCCGAAGTGCGGGACCTGATCGGCTACGGGGCCTATGACCGACTGTTCTCTCAGGACATGACGACCGACGCCATCAACTTCGCCTGTGGGCAGGCAGCGGAGATGCTGGGCGTGACCCGGGTCGATGCGATGCTGGTTGTGACCAGCAACAAGGCCACACTGCCTACCAGCACCAACCGGGTGATCGGGGTCCAGATCGGAACCGTTTCTACCTTGCCGGCCGGATCGTTCACTGCTGTCTGGGATGTTCCGGCTGAGGAAGGGTTCCTGAACCTACCTCTGCTGTGGGAGGTTGACGTGCTGCCCCTTGGCGGGCCTACCCCGGTGACCTACGCATGGACGATGACGCCATCCGGGAGTGGATCGGTATCGTTCTCGCCTTCAAACGGGGAAGTCGTATCGGTGTCTGCTGCTAGCCTGAGCGTTGGGGAATATCTGAATGTGACGTGCGTGGTCACGGTACCAGGGCAGTCTCCGCAAACCCTGTCGCAAGTCGTCCAATACGTGGAGGCATAGATGGGCAAGGTGCTTTGGGAAAGCGAGATCATGACCGAGGACCAGAAGAACCCAAACTGGCGGGCAAGAACCGGTGAGCCTACCGTTTGGATCCAGTCGGATGGGCAGACGATTCTGCTGAACGGTCAGCCTTCCACGGGGTATGTCTTGGTGGGTTATCTCCAGGAACCCACTGCCATGGTGAATCCGACCGATGCCCCTGACCCTCGGATCAAAACCTACCTACATCAGTATCTCAAGTTCGCAGCGGCGTCCTGGCTCCTGAAACAGTCCGGGCAGGGCCAGAACCTCAAGAAGTCCAGCGAGTATTACGCTGCTTTCGTGGCCGGTATCGGCATGGGGCCGATGGGGCAAGCCAGCAAGACAGTCAAGGGGTAGAGATGAATCTGGCGCAGATCCGACAGAAGACGCTCGAACTGCTCGGAGACGCGGCCGAGGGGTCTTCTACGTTTGCGCCGAGTGGAGACTACACCAATCTTGATGCCGCTATCCAGTGGGCACAGGAGCAGGCAGCTTCCACTCTGGGGTCTACTTTCTATTTCGAGGCATCGTTGCCTGTGGTTGCTCAGGCTCCACCAGCGGGGATGCCGACGACACCTGGAGCTTTTGGTGGGGTAGCGATACCTTCTGACTTAATTGAATTGGTTAGGGTAGCAATTGGCGCTTCTCCAATAATACCCCAAAATTTCCAGGTTACGATCCCTTTGGCCAGTGCCCCAGTGCGTACCGATGGAATCCCTGTCGTTTTCAATGGTGAAATAGTTGTGACAGGTGGGTTCTCTGACCCGATCACCATTTTTGCTTATCTAGAATCATCCAATTTCCAGGAAAGCCTGTATGTATACAATGTTTTAGTTGATTCTATAGCGACTATTGGGGATGGATATCTCTATATATTAACGGATGTTGGAGAGGCATTCCAAGTAACATGTACCGGTAACTCTTTACTCGGGCTTTGGCCAAACGGGACAACCGCTAATGGCCGTGTGGTTGGTGTAGATTCGACAGGGTTCTCAGTCGTCGCTATGTTCTCTTTAAATGGTGGCAATCAGGCATCCGTATGCGGTGTTGGATTATCGAGCGTCTTGTCCGTATCTATGAACGGTGAGAGTTGTGTATTTTCTGCCAATAGCGACAATGAATTAATAGTGACTATCCCAGATGATCTATTTGGAATGGATTACCCATTCACCTTGGACAATGGGTCACAACAATTTGATACCGATAATTTTAGTCCAAACGAACCAACCGACTCTATAATCCTTAATGATGTTCAAGGGTTTGGACTATATTCATTCTCGAACCCGGTAATTACCACGCAATAGGAGGATAGTCCATGGCGACAACGACTCTTTCTGGGAACACCTGGGTAGGCGATTCGGAGCCTACGACTGGTGTCCTTGCTTGCCAACAGTGGATTCAGCCCACAAGTGGGGCGATGTCCTATCGGGATACGACCAACACTGTATGGACTCCATTTGGGAACGTGAACAACAATTTCGGCGGTGCTGTCATGGCGTCTGGGGATACCATGACCGGTCCTCTCTTGGATGCACCAAACCTGCCTCCGCTGGACAGCCCGAACTTCCTGGGGACGATTGATCAGGACGGGTTCCCGGTCGCGCTTCAGGTAGACCTGGCCAACCTCCAGAAGACGCTGTATGACCAGATCAGCACTCAGGTCCGACAGCAGTTCTTGAGCCAGTTTCAACAGAGCACCACGGCATCGGACATTGCCTTCCTGTGCAGCACCTTCCAAACCCAATTCTCGTCCATCACTTCCAACACTGGGACTTCGTTCTTCACCATCCCGTATGCGACCTTCAAGTCTGACGGAGCCGTGGCCACACCAGACCAGGAATTGGGCTATGGTTGGGCTGTGGAATCCTGGTCCGGGACGGGGACTTCAAATGGCTGGACTAATATCGTGGAATCGGCTGCCGGGTCCAGATCGCTTATTTGGAACCAGACCGACTGGGGTAACCTGGGGGTTCTGGTTATCCGTTACTGGTCTCTCGCTGTGAGGTAGGATATGCCGAAATCATTCAAGGTCAGTGTTGCGGGCGGCATCAGTGCAGTCGTGGACACTGCCTTCTCTGATGGTAAGCATGTGGCGTACATGGAAAACCTGGATGTTCGCGGAGGTAAGGCGACACCCTACCAAATGCCTTTGGTGAATCCGAACATCTCAGTTCCGGCAGGTTCCGTCCAGGTGTTTTCCTATCGGCAACGTCTTCTTTTCAGCGATGCTCGCCGGTCCTATGCCGCCGAATATGAGGACAATCGGGAACGGATCTACTGGGCGGAATACGGGGGGAACCCCCAAAAGATGATCGACGGGACCATCGTCCCGCTTGGGACTGTTCGCCCCGATGTTCCCCCGGGGCTGAATACCGGGACGGCTGTCTCCCCGTCCAATATCCTGGCCACTGTGACAACTGGAGGTTCTCTGGCGAAGGGGACTGAAGTGACATTTCGGTTGGCCTATCAGACAGCTTTCGGCGTCCTCCCCCCTAGCGGAACCGTCCAACCCACGATCTCAACTGATGGTTCCTTGGTCACACTGACCTGGAATAACCCGATCATGGATACGCCAGCCACGCAGATACTCTTATTTATGGGCGTCGTCGGTGGGGATGAAAAGCTCCTGGCCAACCTTATGCCCAAGGTAACGTCCTATTCCTACCCTGATCCCCTGACTGCGAGCGGGGAACTGGCGTCAGACTATGACCAGTCGGTGAGTTATGAATACTGCACTACCTATACCCGGAATGTGAATGGTGTTGTGGATGAAAGCGGGCCGTCTTCTCCGTCTCCGTCCGTGCTGGCTAAGTCGTCTCGCCAGGTCACAGTTTCCCCTTGGGCGGAAGGAATCTTGGATTCCGACAACACCATCACCTGGACTGTCCCGTTCAACCTCCAATTGGTGACTGGCCTGCTAGGGTATTCCTCGGATGGGGGAGTAACGAACAAGATTGGGGTGGAGTCCATCGCCTTGGAGACAGGGACGAACCGGGTTTTGGTGACATTCGCCGCCAACCACAATTTCTATGATGGACAGCACATCTATTTCACTGGGCTATCTCCAAATCCGTTCTCGGATACGGTGACGACTTTGGCTGGGAGTTTCGTAACCGGAACGTCCTACGCCATTTCCTCGGTTGGGACGACCGACTTTACCTTGATTGGAGCATCGAGTAACACCGTGGGAGTGATGTTCACGGCGACAGGGGCAGGCTACGGGACGGGAACTGCTACCTATACTGAGAATGTTCCGGCCGAGATTCAAGTGATGTCTCCCAGTATCGCGGACTTGGCCCCCGCGCCGATGCTCAATGCCTGCTACCTCCTCATGGGAACAGATTTCGTCTGTCCGGGGTCAGGGCTGTCTGGTGTCTATGCCTACGCTGTGCCCCAAGTTGGCATCGCTTCGTTCAACTACAATGCCCAGGCTGGTACGATCGCCATGCAGACGGCGGTCCCCCACAGTTTCAATACGGAGAAGGTGCTGTTCACCGGGTTTACCGACACCGGCTGGAACAGCCAGTTGATCCCTATCCTGGGCGACCCGAACAATATCAACCAGTTCTTCGTGGATGGTAAATCCATTCCATCTGACACCAATTTCAGCGTCCTTGCTGCATATTTAGTCGCCGGGACTACCTACCAGATCGTTAGTGCCGGGACGACTGACTTCACCACAGTAGGCGCAGCAAATAGCAACGTTGGGACCGTATTTGTTGCCACATCTGCCGGATCCGGATCAGGGCTGGCAACCTCTCATTTTGCAAGCCTTGCCGTCACGGCAGTCATCCTTGATTCGGGCGGCGCATCTACTACCGGGACCACAACTGCCACCAATATCGTGGCGGACACTGCCTACATGATTTGCTCCATCGGTACGACCGACTTCACGGCCATCGGAGCAACCAGTAATACCGTTGGCGGGACATTCTATGCCACTGGACCAGGCACAGGGACCGGGACGGCCACCCGCTGCCCCATCATCGGCGATGTGCTCTACTTCGACATGGTGGTCAACAGCATCACCATCCAGGAGGCACACACGGTTCTGGCTACTCCAACCGGGGCCTTCCTACTGAATGCTTCGATCTCTGGCGTGACGACTAGCCTGGGACCAACATACCAGCCTGGGGTCGGTGGTGTCTCTTCCACCGCCTTGCAGTTTGTCCCGTTCAACGACTATATCGTTTACCGGAACATCTACCGGGCAGGCGGGACCACCAACTTCCAGTTGTGCAAGCAACTTACTATGGACAAGTTGACTTTCCTGGATGCGATCCCTGACCAGGGGTTGGGCGTAGTTTTGCCGACCCTGTTCACCTACAACGGGGTGGATGTGGTCTACGAACCGGCCCCGTTCGGGCTTTCCGGACTTATTCAGCACAACAGCATGGGGTTCGCCTTCGATCCCGGTAGCAATCGGGTCGTCTGGACCCCCCTGAACAACATGGACGCCTGGGTTCCTGAGTTCTATAAGGATTTCGACTATCGGGTCCTGGCATTGGCGTCCTACAACCAGGCTCTTTGCGTGTTCTGCGAGTCAGGGATCTACCGGGCAGATGGATCTGACCCTACAAACCTGGTTTGGTCTCCGACCAAGGCCGCACCGTGCCGTGCAGGCGGAAGCGTACAGATGTTGAACAACCGGATCCTGTATTTGTCGGACCAGGGGATCATGAGATTCAATGGGCAGGAATCTGAGTGCCTTACTGACCTCCAGATCCCCGGGGACTTCTGGTTGGCCAACTCCCGCTACCTTGGATCTACTGACCCTGGCCAATATCTGGTCCCCCCGCTCCAAAATGCCGCCTATGAGCGGCTGAGGGGGGCGGATCTTCCTGGGGTAACCCCTCGCGATCTCATGCCCTACACCGTTGCGCGGTTTATCCAGCAAGACGGGCTCCGATCCTTCATCAAATACGGGAAATACTACCTGTATTGGGGCGGTGACTACCCTGAATTCGCAGCTCAGACAATGCTTTGCATTGATTTCGGGGCACCTGGATATCCAATTACTGTCATCGGGATCAAACCGATGGATGCTTTTGTGGACGAACTGGAACGAGTTCACATGATTCTGACTTGTCCGCTATTTGTGCAGGGTCCGATTGATGGCGGAGCGCCTGATACGACCGTGTGGGGGGAACCCCTTGATGGTGGTGTCCCTGGAACGAATTTCCGTGGAAACCTTTTGGACCTTGGAGGCGTGTCATGACCTTTACGCAGACCCAGTGGCGTCGTGGAACAGCCGCCTTGTGGACTTCAGTGAACCCGATCCTGGCTATGGCAGAATGGGGGGTGGAAACCGATACCGGGTTGGCAAAACTCGGAGACGGGGCCACCAATTGGGTATCCCTGGCCTATTTTCAGAGGGGTCCGCAGGGTATTCAGGGTATTCAAGGCCCGACTGGTGCCACCGGTCCGGCAGGGGCCAATGGGACGAACGGGACCAATGGCGCTACCGGGGCGACCGGTGCCACTGGATCTGTGTCTGCTGCTACCAAGCTGACATTCACGCCAACCACCAATGCGAGCCCCACCCAAGGCGATACTTGGGTGGACCCGACCCAGCAAACGCTGTGCGCATCGGAAGGTGCTAGCGGAACGCCGGTAACGGTCTACAAGAGCGGTGTCATTGCCAAGGGGTCAGGTGTCGGGACCACTGTCACCTTCACCACCGCTACCACCTACTACTCCGTCCTGTCCGGGAATGTCTCCCTCGGGTCGCTGACCCTGCCGGCCAATTTCTTCGTGGCGAAGAAGTCCGTCAAAGTGGAGTTGTGGCTGACCATCCCTACGACTTCGGCTGCCAACCTAACATTTAAGCCGCTGTTCAATGGTGTGTCGCTCGGGACGCTGGCTTCTGGGACTACCCTGGCGGCTGGGGCAACCACCAGCATGAAGGTGGAATTGATCATCAGTTGCTCCGCTGCTGGGGCGTCCGGAGCCTTCTCCTGGAGCCTGTCCTACTGGGGAAGCAACGCATCTGGGGCAGTATTCGCGGGGGCTACGCCAGAGACGGCTAGCACTACGGCTATCAGCACTCTGACCAGTGGAGTTATCGACCTCCAGGCCACCCTTAGCGCGAATTCCTCCGTGTCTGTGGGCGTTCAGAATATAGTGGTAACCGAGATGGGCTAAACTATGGCTGATTCGCATATCCCGTTTCCTGTTCCACCCGACAACTCGGTCGAGTCTCTGCGCATCGCATTCCAACAGCTTGCGCAAAGTACAGAGAAACACGTGGGGACGGTTACCTCAACAGTCACGTCTAGTGGGGGCGTGGGTTCGGCAGCAGGGTCAGCCGGTTCTGCCGGGGTGCAGGGGGCCAAGGGCACTGCTGCTACCATTGAGATAGGGACCGTAACGACAGGACTCCCTGGAACGTCTGCTGTGGTAAGCAATTCTGGGACGGACTACGCCGCAATATTCGACTTCACCATTCCCCAGGGAGACACTGGGGCGACCGGGGCGACAGGCGATACTGGTCCTACGGGAGCCACTGGGCCACAGGGGATTACGGGTCCGCAGGGCCCAACCGGGCCTTCGGGCGGTGGCGGTGGGACGACTGGCCCTACTGGGCCAACCGGCCCTCAAGGCCCAACAGGTCCGCAGGGGCCAACAGGTCCTGTTGGTTCGACTGGCCCCCAAGGGCCAACTGGAGCAACTGGTCTAACCGGTGCCACAGGTCCGCAAGGTCCCATCGGCCTTACGGGACCAGCTGGCCCTGCTGGGACTACCGGACCCACAGGGTTAACTGGGGCAACAGGACCACAGGGGACGACTGGCCCTACTGGGCCAACCGGCGCAACGGGTGCCACTGGGCTGCAAGGTGCGACTGGTGCCACGGGCACTACTGGGCCCACTGGCCCTGCTGGAGCAACTGGTGCGCAGGGGACCACTGGTGCATCCGGATCGGCGGCCACAATCTCCGTGGGAACGGTCACGACTGGACCGCCTGGGTCAAACGTTACCATCACCAATGCAGGGACTTCCTTTTCCGCTATCTTCAACTTCACGATCCCCCAAGGCGCGACAGGAGCGACAGGAGCTACTGGAACGTCTGGGTCCGGGACAACCCTGTGGCTACTTAGGAGGGGGCTATGAGTAACGTGGTCGTTCTTGGGACATCTGATTCTATTGTTGCTGTTCTCGCGGCAGCACCTACCACAACTCAGCCAGCGTTCTCGTCTTCGTGGGTAGATACTACAGCAAGCACCACCAGTTCCAACAAGGGAACTCTAAACGGGACATCGGAGGTAACGATTGTAGCTGCGCCGGGGTCAGACCAACGGCAAGTGGATTTCATGAGAATTTACAACTCTGACACGGCACTAGCTACCCTGACAGTTTCTATCGCTAACGGGGCAAACAGATATCCAATTGGGAAGTGGGTTTTAGCAATAGGCTCTTTCATTGATGTCCTAGTAACACCTTCTGGGGCATTATCGAACAACGATAGGCTGAGCAATCTTGCCAACCCTGAGTCAACCATTTCAGCAGCGGCAACGGCTTCAACCGCTCAGTGGAATAGATGCTATGCGACAAGTGCAGCCTATGCTTTGACCCTACCCCCGGTGCTAGCAAGTGCTGGAAAGATTGTGGGGGTCAGGATTGATTCAAGCTCTATCTATAATGTTACTGTTACAGGTAATGGAACAGATTTGATTGACGGTTATAACACATATCTGATGGTTCCCAAAGAAGTATGCGAGTTTAAGAGTGATGGAACAACTTGGCAGAGAATTAGCAATAACACAGTTGATGGAACATGGACGCCGACGACTTCTGGGATAACCGGAACTATTGTATTTCAGCAAGCACACTACATTAAAAATGGTAATTTGGTTACATTTCAGGTTTGGATTAGTGGCAGTGGATTTGTTGTGGCAGGCAACGGCTATATCACCATCCCGCTTTATGCAAATAGACGCTCAACGGCGGCTACTGCAGCCGGAACAGCATCAAGCGTTGGTGTTTCTCTTGTAGCCGGAACGGTTGCCTATATCCTTCCTGGGACATATAACGAATTGGATATGAGCGGCACTATCTTTTTAGTATAATTGGATAAACTATAATGACACTTACATTAGCAGAACTAGCCCCACATGACCCAATCACCGTTAGCGTTGCTTCGGATTCCGTCAATGTCCAAACATGGAGGTCACATGTCTAGTCGTTGTAACATCTTATGGGTGGCTCCCTGGGGTCTGGCCTCCTGGCTCCTGGTGGAGGTGGCCGTATTCATCCCTCTGTTTCTGCTTGGACTCGCACTGCTCCCTGTGTTGCTCAAATGGGCGCCCATCGTTCATACAGAAAGCCGGGTCAACGCCGGCCAGCAGATCGAGATGTTCCGTTGGAGGTGGGCACAGACGATATGGGGGAACTGGGAGGACGGGCTGTTGCCGGCGTGGTGGGCGCAGCAGGGCGGTTCTCGCTATTCATGGTTTATTCGGAACCCCGTGTGCAACATGCGGTTCTGGCCTATCGTTTCCACTATGCCGTCCACAGGTGTCCGCTGGTGTGGCAACGTATCCGCTATCCCCCCTGACGGTTCACCTGGATGGTTTGTTGCATGGCAGGGCGGGTATGTTGGAATACGATGGCAGTGTAAATCATGGGGTATATGGGTAGGGTGGAAATTGAACCCTGCGGATCGGAATGGGTGTGACGATTACCGCCGCTTCGGGATAGGTACAGCCTGTCAAATCATGAGGTTCTAAGAGGCTTGTGCTAAAATGGCGCATGGAGGGCCGGATGTCACCTGACTTTGAGGCGTGGTTGATGCGGGGGTTGGTGGTCGTCCTCCTGACCGTGATCGGGTATCTACTCATAGCGCTGAAGAATGGCCAAGACGAGAGAATCAACAAGATTGAGGCTAAGCGGGATGAGGACAAGACCCAATTCGGTA